TCATGAGCGGATAATCAGCTCCTTTGCCGCCGACCCTTTCCCTCCTGAAATCGAGTAGTTCAAATCGACATGGTCCTGCTTGAACTGGCAGAATATCTGTCTCGTCTCAGGGACATCATTGATCGATAGAACGCACGTGCCTTTGAGCCTCGCAAGCCTGTCAGCCATGACCTCGAACTGATCCCGGCCAAACAGAGCTGCGCCATAGTCGCCTTCGCTGCCATAGTATGGCGGGTCGAGATAGAAGAGCGCACCCGGCCGGTCATAGCGATCGATGAACGCCAGCCAGTCTAGGTTCTCAATCACAACGCCCGCGAGCCGCTCGTGGACCTCCTCAAGGACAGGGGCGAGGCGCGTGAGATTGAACCGAGAGCCGCCCTCATGCACCACGCCGAACGTCTGGCCGGATACCTTGCCGCCGAAGGCGAGCTTCTGGAGGTATATGAACCGCGCTGCGCGTTCGAGGTCCGTCAAGGTAGACGGGTCGCAGGCCTTCAGCCGCTCGAACTCTCGACGGCTTGTGATCTGGAATTTGAGGCAATCCATGAACTGCGGATAGTGCCGCTGAAGAATGCGAAACAGGTTCACGACGTCCCCGTTTCTGTCGTTGATGACCTCGTGGCGAGGCGCCGATCGACGTCGGAAGAATACGCCGCCCATACCGACGAAGGGCTCGGCATAGGTCGTATGCGGGATGTCGGCGATCATCTTGACCAAGCGCGGCGCCAAGGTCCGTTTTCCGCCGATCCATGCGGCTGGTGGCTGGGTGTTAACTACGTCTTTAAAACCATCTTCAAACGGCATTCATTGCTTCTCAGAATCATGCCACATCGGGACACCTCGAAAGAGGTCTGGGTGTGACAGTTATCCTCATTGGCTGTCGGACGGTTTCTGTCTGCAAACGCTGCCGTCCTCGGAGGCTTGCCTCCGGCACCTGGTGCATCGGCCGCGCTCGATCGAGCGCGACCGACAGTCTCGCGCTGCTTACTCCAAGAGCGTCTTGATGATCTCCAGCCCACACGCTGCGATCTCGATAAAGCCCTTGTGGTTGATCGCGTTTGCACCCGAGCGATCCTCGAAAAACAGCCCCATCGCCTTGATGTAGCGAGGATCGTAAAGGTGCGTGAGCGGAATGTGAGCAACGTTGCGGAACGCGCAGGCGCGCTGGATAGCGCTCGCGGTCATATCGAAGTGGTCCACCGTCACGCCGGGCCACGTCGGGCGGTTGGTGCCGATCGACAGGACGGTGTGCCCCGCCTGCTTCCACCTGCCCAGGATGGTCGAGTACCGCTGCTCCGTGCCAGAATTGCCCAGCTCATTCTGAGCATGGTTGTAGACGATGAGGTCCGCCGTCTGAGCTTCGATCGCCAGCATCCAAGGTGTCGGGTTGCCGTTGACGTCGATAAGGTCGATCGTGCTTGTGCCAGCCACCGCGAAGTTCTTGATGAACAGGTCCACGCCGAGCTGGTATCCGTAGTCCTTGATAAGAACCGCGACCAATTCCCAGACATAGCCCACACGCGTGTGAACCTTCCCCGCCCCGTCGTCCGGCATGCCGTTTTCGACGGCCGTGTAGAGCGGAACCGTGGCAACGACATCAGGACCGTATGCGTCGAGCAGATAGCCGCCTTCTGGCGCTGGCGCAGTGGCTCTGTCTCGATATGGACCGTTCGGCGCTGTGCGGCTGGGCACGCCGCCCACACCGCCCTGCATGGCCTGAAGGCTATCACCGGCCGTCATAAACGTTATGGAAAGGTGCCGCTCGATCTTGTTTCGGATCGGTCGGAGGAAGGGGCGATTTTCCCGCCGCTTACGCGCCAGCGGCCCCGACAGCTCGACGCATTCGCCGTTCTCGATCCGTGTGAGAGGCAATACCTTGAAGGTGCCGTTCTGGACACGAAGGTAGGCGAGCGAAATCTGGCTCGACGAGGTGACCTTCGGCCTGAAGTGCGGCGCATCCTTCGCTCGCTCTGTTCCTTGGAGAACGTTCAAGGCGCCGGCGACGATGTCATAGAGATAGTGATCGTAGCGAACGTTGCTGCCCGTCGTCGCGGCAATCGTCCTACCGCTTTCGCCGATCACGCGCGTGTCGTCGTTCCGGCCAAGCACGATCCGCGACGTGACCATGGTGAGGCCGGAAACCACGACATCGACATCAAGGACGCTATCGCCGAACACGGGGCGGCACTGCTGGGATGCCGTCTCAATGTAGCGGATATCGCAATACATCTGGAGCTGGGCGTTCACCGCCAGCGTGCCATCCGCGTAAAGCGCCGCGTTCGCAGTCCCGCCATCGAGCGCATAGTAGCCGTCCCGCTCCGGGACATTATAAAGGGCGAACGAGACCTCCGGTCCGTAGAAGCCAATGCGATCGCCAGCCTTGACCTTGATGGCGACGCGCCGCTCGTTAAACCCGGCATTGCCGAAGAAGCTATAGGACTTGTAATCGACCCACTGGTAGGCGGGCTCGCCGGTGAAGCGCTGCACCTTGACCTCATAGGTGCTCGCAGCCTTCAGGAACACGCCGAGGCGTTCGGCGATACCGTCTGCGATGACAAATTCACCGAACGTAAACACCGTCTCACCGCAACGCTGGCCATCGACCAACGGGAGTTTCGATCCGATGCGCTGGATCTTCGACGTTGCTTCCAGCATCAAAGGCGGTTTGGCCGCCTGGAGCGTGACGTTTATCTGGATCGTTGCATCATCGGCGATCGAAGGATCTGTGAAGGAGGTGACGTTTCCAGCATTGCCGTTCGTGCTGTAGAAAGCCGGACCTTTCGCAAAGTCGATTGCAATGACACCCGGCGCATGGAAGCCGACGCTCTTTCCAGCGGGAACATAAATCGGCGGCATCCGGCGACCCGATAGGACATTCAGATCCTTTCGGGCGTTCAGCTTAACGTCGCCGCCGATCTGCGTGAACTTGCCGGTCGCGTCGTCGTAGTCGCCGACCTTGATCCATACCGGACCAGCCTTCTGCGCCCAGAAGGCAACCTCGGGCACAAAGCTGTCGACAATCGCCCGTTCCTTCCAGACGAACGTTTCGTTGCCAACCGTGCCCGCACCCATCGCAGAGCCACCACCCCCGATGACCTGGGTGATATGGGACATGCTCTCGATGGACCGACGCACAAGCGTCTCGGCATCGAGTTCCGGAATAAGCGCTGATGCCGGCTGCGCGATCGAGAAATTCGCCTGGATGTTGACGGCAGTCTTTGGATTGCCGGCTGTGAAGGTCGAGACGTTACCGCTTCCGGCCGGGCTCTCATAAAAGGCCGGACCCTGGACCTCCTCATATGCAATGACACCTGGACCATGAACGCCGAGATACTCACCGGCATTGACCGTCATCGCCGCCACCGCCGGGTTGACCAACAGCTGGAAGCCGGGACCGGGCACGGTCACCGTGACGTCCGCGCCGATCTGCGTCAAAATGCCGTTGACCAAGGCTCCCCGCTTCAGGTGGACGTCACCCGCGGCCTTGGCGCCAAGGGCGAAGTGGCGCACGGGCCCGGTGCGATCTGCAGGCGCAGCGAAGAAGAAGACAGCGTCACCAGCCGTGCCGGAGCCAATGGCGCTGCCACCGCCGCCGATGGTCTGGGTGATCGTGCTGGCTGCGATCAGAACATCCAGCGACGTGATCTGCGTCTGGAGCGCGTTGTCCTTCAGAAGGAGCGCCTGAAGCGCATCCGTGAGCTGCGTCTGAAGGCTCGCGTCAGCGCTCGCCAGATCCACGAGCTTCTGGAGAAGATCGGCCAATCCAAGATTGGCAAGCGCCTGGCTCTTTTGCGGCGTGCTCAACGCCTGGACCTGGTCGAACCGCAGGCGGCTTCCCAGTGACGTCAGTAAGTTGTTGATGACGTTCGGATCACCCCCGAGCGCGGCCGCGATCTCATACACCGTATCGAGTGCTGCCGGCGCGGCACCAACGAAGTCGGCGAGAGCGCCGTTAATCGCGTCGTTACGCGCGGCCGCCTCTTCGCTTGCCAGCGCCAGAAGCCGAGCGGCCAGTGAGGGTAGACCGTTATTCGCCGCCGTGATCTGGGCAGCAAGATCGTCCAGCCCCGCCCTGATCAGTTCGGTATCGCCTTCTGGCAAGGGGCCGATCTTCGCCCAGCTACCCGTCCCGGCTGCACCCGATTTCTGATAGACGCCACTCAGCGCGCCGTCGCCGACCACCTTGGCGACCGTGCCGTCGTCCCAGTTCAACCCTTCGGTGGAGCTGAGATCGGATACCAGCCTGACAGTCGGGCCGATCGCCGACGTGATCTGCGCTGCGAGGCGCGCGATCGATGTGCGTCCCGTAGTGCCGGCACGATTGGTCAATACCTCGTCCGCAAGGCTGTTGACCGGGAAATGGTTGCTTCTGACACCCGATATCGACATGCGCGTTTCCTAGATAATGGTCGCAGCAAAGGGACCGGAAAGCGGGCCGGGTTTGCTTTGCGCGTTAAGAGGCTCGAAAAAGTAGTAGGTGACGCCCTGCGGCAGACAGGCGCCCGTCTCCGGGTAGACCACCCAGTCATCGACCGTGCCGACGAAATCGGCACTGGCCAGCAGCTGCGCCTTGTTGGTCCCGTTCGTGGAAACCAGCCGGTCGGTATAGGTGCCGATCGCGGTGCGGGCCGCGCCGCCGACAGGCGCCGTACCGCCGTCAACACGCATCGTCACGCTGCCCGACGTCGCACTGCGCACTCGGAAGCTCGTGCGGTAGACGCGGCCATCTATGACAGCCAGATCCTGCTCGATCGCTGAGACATTGCCAGCGACATGCCGGGCAAGACCGCCCGTCACCGACCAGCTCGGACCGATCGCGTGGGCGTCGGGCGTGTCGAAGCTGCCGTCGTCGATCAGGTTCGGACGGGTATTGTCGCCATCGACAAGGCTATAGGGCTTGCCCGGCCCGACATCGATGACGCCGACCGTGACGTCGGTCGTACGATTGAGAATGGCCGTCTTGGCTCGCCAGACGCGAACCTGTTTGGTGACGGTGTCGGACCCGGTGTTGAATGCGAGGCGCGCATGACCGAGATCCCCCACGGCACTGATGGAGGCGCTGTCGAGCGGCGGCGCGGCGTTTGCATCCTTCGCGCCGACCGTGATGGTCAACTGGGTGTTGGGGCTCGGAACGCCGTATTCGGAAAGGGCACGAGCGCGAAGAATGACCTGATCGCCCTTGCTGTACATTTTCAGGGTGGCGCCGGCCTCGGCTGGGGAGATGCCGAGGATTGTCTGGAACTGCGCGACACCGATCTTGCGATGATCGAGTTCGTAGGACTTGACGACGGCGGCGGAGCCAACACCTGGGCCGAGGGTGAGGATGATCTCCCCATCATTGCCCGTGCCGGAGATGCCCGTCCGGATCGTCCGGAAGCGCGGCGCCTTCGGCTGGGTGAGATCCGTGTCGAGTTCAAAGCCCACACGCGACGTCCATGCGGGTACCGGAGTGGCATCAAGGATCTGGTCGATCTGCGGCGCCGCATCGAGCAGGTGAAAGAAGCTCGACATGTTCTTACCGGCCTCGACCCCCTTGACGATCAGCGGCAGGCTTTCCGATGCCATCTTCCCGAAATGGACGATCTCGCCCACGGTCGGGAAGCGATTGCCGATCTTCAGCTTGACCACATCGGTCACGCCAACGAGCGTATCGATCTCCCGGATGTAGGAGATCCCGATGCTGTCTTCCTCATTGGCATAGACTCGAAAGCGCACCGCGTACTGATGGCCCGCCTCCATCTCGACTTCGGCATCGAGCTCGATGAACCGGCCTTCGACGGCCTTCACGCGGGCAGCGACGTTGCTGCGCTCGATGAAGGGGACCGCTGCTACGACCAGGTCGCCGCGTGTGGCAACGCGGGCGGCGCCATCCTGGAGGACGGTGTAGGCGTTTGGACGGTGGATAATCTCCAACTGGCGCCGGCGGCACTCGCGGAACACTTCGACCGGGTCCGTCTTGCCGGGTACCTCGAAATCTTCCGTCAGCGTGATCGGACCTTCATGGTCGGGCCACGGAACGATGCGCTCGCCCTCCTGGTAATTGTTGGTGGCGTCGAGGAACTTAACGCGGAAGCCGTGCGGCGGATCGACATAGTCGCAGATCGCGGTGAACTGCTCGCTGTTGCGCGGATTGATGTGGTCGATCACGAGCGTCTGCGGGCGGTCGATGACGACACCCCATTTGACGCCGTCATGACGCGGCGTGGCACGGCCGGCCGACGCGATCGCGGCGAGCTGGTCGAGGAGGCTGGCCTCGAAATCATGGACGCGATCGTATTTCAGGCCTTTGACGCGGCAGAACTCATGCCACTCGGCGAGCTGCTCGAGATCGATGCCGGCATTCGGGACCGGAAAGGCGTTGGCAGCAGACTGCAGGGCATGACGGAACTTCGACGCCGGGTTCCGGGTCTCGCGTTCGATCCACGTGCTGGTTGTTCGGTTCCAGTCCAGGCACCGCTTTTCGAGCATGGCGTTGACGCGATCGAGCGCGCCGGACAGCTGGTGCGTCGCCTTGATCCGGAGAGCGAGGAGCGCAAGCGGCCTGTCGAAGTTGATGGGATATTCGGGCCGGATCGACTGGACGGCCGCGAGCACGACGCGGGCGGAAACCTTGGTCGAGGTCTCCTCATCCGACATCAGCGTGGTTTCGATCTCATACCCACCACGGGCCGGCAGCTCCCACTGGTGCTGGCGATAGAAGCCTTCCTTGACCGAAGCCGTGATGTCGAGCGTCTTCACCAGACTGTATGCGCCCGTGCTCCCGGCAGCACGCTGGCGGATGCGCACGGTGACCGTGCAGTCCCGGTATTCGCCCTCGTCATTGACCTTGAACAGGCCGGCCGGGAAAGACAGGACGATGGCCGCCCACTTGCTGTCGCTGGCGACGAAGCGGACGACGGGCGTCTCTTCACCCGGTTCGTCCTCGATGATCTCGCCCTCGGCATCCCTTGGCAAAGGCCGCGTCAGGTTCGGGCCTTCGGCATCTTCAATGACCTGTCGCGGGTAGAGCGACACCGGCAGGTCTGTCGGCAGGCCTTCGCGAACTTCGCTCTGGACATCCTTGTATTTGCTCAGAGGCGTGTCGCCGATCCGGATGTCCGAGATCGTCAGCGGCCCGTAGCCGAAGCAGAACAGTGCACGAATATATTGCTGGTCGCCGACGATCTCGCTGTAAGACATGGCAGCAAACGGGGGGGCATAGCGGTGCTTGCCCATCACGTCGGGGACCACGCCGTCCGGACGGAAGTCGTTGCGAAACTGCGAGATCGTATAGGTGTTTTTGCTCTTCTCAGCCTCCGGGCTCTTTGGCGGCGGCACCAAGGCATTGATCAGCATGTTGCCGATGAAGGTCACGCCAAGGCCGATCAGCCCCTGTGCACCCGCCACGCTCAATCCAAGACCGGTTCCAAAACCCGACGCGGCGAGGCCCGCACCCCAGATCTGCCCCGCAGCGATCGCGGCAATGGCGACGATGATGGTGAGCACAGACCGTAGAAACTTGCCGGCCGGAACGAGCCGGATCACGACACGTGTCCCCACAAATGGTCGCACACGATGCCAAACGCCAGCGAGGACAACCGCCGCTCCCTTGGCAGACACGAGCATCACGCGAACACGCGACAGTTCCGCCTCGCTGGCGCCCGGCAGAGACGCGCGCACGATCTCGGCAACCGTCGAGCCAAACGGCATCTCGCTATCGATCCGGCCCGCGCCGGGATCGATCATCGGGGCAATGAGCACGGGCACAAAGCTGCGTTCAAAGGGTGTTTGAAGCGTCATTCAGCGCCTCCTGTCGGAACGAGACGGTGGCGGTAGACGCCGGTCAGGCGATGGTTCCAGCTCGGATCGGAATAGCGCTCGATCTTGGCCTGGTCGTTGATGACCACGTGCAGCATGGCGCCCGGCTCTGCGACCAGGCCAAGATGCGCATCGAACCGGCCAGCGCGGAAGACGAGGAGGTCGAAGGCCTGATGCGGCGTGCTCACGGGCATCCAGTCGCCGGTGTGGCGCGCGCCTTCGATCAGCGCCGAGACTTCCCCATGCTCCTGGGCGCTCACATAGGTGCCGTCATAGGAGGGAAGCTCGATGCCGAGCTGGTCGTGGAAAGCCAGCCGCACAAGGCCCCAGCAATCCACGCCGAAACGGTCGCGACCAAGATCGGCATAGCGCAGGCCAATATAGACGTTGCTCCAGGCGCCGGTCATTTGTGCAGCCCCGGAAAACGCTGCTTCGACATGCGGCCGGCCGGATGCGGCTCGTCTTCGATGGCTTCGCGGGAGATCATCAACGAGGCCTCGCCGGCATCGATCGTATGCCGCACCAGCTTCAGGTCGCGGTATTCGCTTTCGAGCTGGTCGGGATTGTCGGCAAGGATCAGGGCGATATGGACGGTCGCACGCGTCTTGATCGAGCGCAGGAGTTCCGCGATCTTGTTATCGACCATTTCCAGCACGATCGTGGATGCGGCCGGCGTGTCCTCCAGATCGGACGGCATGTCGGCCGACATCAGCACATAGAGGTATGGATCTGTGACGGGGTTCGCACCCATGAGGGTGGAGCGGGTGCCGTATGTAATCTCGGGCTCTTCAGACAGGCGTTCCGTGGCATCGGTCGAAAGTCGAATAGGCTTCTCCAGCACCGGATGCTCGATGGTGATCAGGATCGCCTCGATGTCGTCGGTCGAGGCCGCATCATGCGAGCGGCGCATGTCGAGTGAGATACGCCTCATGGCATCACCGTCACGCTGAAGGCGATCTTGAACTTGACGCCGCCGATGGTCTCGCGAGGCGGCTGCTCGCCGAACAGGCAAAGCCACCAAGCGCCCATCAACATCGGCTGACCGTCGATCGTCAGCATCGGCGCCCCGTCCGACGTCAGCATGGCCCACCCATCGGTCACCGGATCGGGCATGCGGAAGGGCAGCGATCCGAACGACGTCACGCGCTCATGGAAGTCGTCGAAGATTGCCTTCTCGTCGCGGGTAACCTCGATCGCGAGAGTGACGGTGCGCGCGACGGCCGATGTCTTGCGGCGCCAACCCGGAGGGCCCTGGTCGGCAAGCTTCGGCTGGCGTGGATCGTTGATCGACGCGCTGTACTCAGGGCGGTTCGGCTTGGGCAGCTCTGCGGGCCATACCGGGATCATCGACCCACCATCCGCTGTTTCAGATTGTAGGTTTTCTCCAGCGAGTTGCGGGCCGCGCCGCCGCGCTGACCTTGAGCGTCGGCCATCTTGTCCGACAGGATAAAGTTGTCCTGGCGCTGCCCCTTCTCATTGGTGCGACGTTCGTGCTGGACGTCCAGGGCCGACGCGTAATTGTGGATGACGGGCGGACCCATGTCCTCGCGGTGACCGTTGAGGACCTGGAATTGCGTCATCGGTCCCGGCGCTACGCTCCCGGACTGAACGAAACCACCTCTACGGAAACCGGGCTTGTCGTCGTTGAGCGCCTGAAGGAATGCCCGTACGCCCGGCCGCGCGACGACGGGCGCCCGGACAACGAATTCCTTGCCGTGGACGACGCCGACAGGTTCGCTTTCGTCTTCATCACCCGTCCAGCCGCCGACAGAGAACGAACGGCCAGCAGCCTTCGGCGCCGGTGGAAAGTAATTCGTCCCAGTGCCTGTGCCACCGCCGAAGAAGCTCGAAATGCCATCGGCAATCCAGCCTAACAGCCCGCCACCGCCGCTACTTGCGCCACCGGCCGGCGCGGATGCCAGAGCATTGCCGACCTGACCAAGGCCCGAACCGAGCGCGCCGAGCCCCTGGGTGGCCGCGTTCGTGGCCGGCGTGACGCCAGCGAGCGCGCCAGCCGCCTCCGTCGCACGACGAGCCTGCAGGCCCATGGCGCTGACCCATGTGTTCGCAACCGAATTGCCGGAGTTGCCCGACAGCATTTCCAGCTCCAGGCCGCTTGTGCCCATGCGGGACTGTCCGGTGGCAAAGCCGACATGCCCGCCCTGCTGGCCCATGCCGCCGCCACGCGACTGAAGCAGGACATCGCCGCGCACGATGCTCGACAGATCCACCTGCGAGCCCCAGCCCTGGAAGGAATTGGCGGTGAGAGATCCCGTGCCCTTGATGCCGACCCGCTCGAGCGAGGAGTTGACGAAACCGGCACACCACGCCGTGGATGCGGCATCGATGTCCACGCCGCCCGCCTTCAGGAAGCTGTTGATCTGGCCACCTTGACGGTTCTCGTTGGCCCCGACGAGGGTGGAGGCAAGATCGACGGCGCCGGCGGCCTTGCCGGCGCCGACCGATCCGGAGCTGCCACCCAGAAGCCCGCCGAGCGGATTGCCGCCGGCGATGCCGCCGTTGATCATGACCGTGCCGGCCGAGACCGTCATTGCGCCGACCGAGGAACCGAGACCGGACGCTGCGGACTGGAGCGCGGGGTTCTTGCCGCCGGTCAGGGCCGAGAAGATGCCACCGATCCCGCCAACGCTTTCGGCGGTCGGAAGGGTGTCGCCGTAGATTGCGTTCTTCAGCGGATTGGCCACGCCGAGCGTCGTGAGCTGCTTGACGATATCCTTCGAGATGTTGGTGAACACGTCCTCGATGTCGTCGAAGCCGTTGCCGGCACTATCGACAAGCTGGTCAACGGCATCACGGCCGGTATCGCGAATATCCTCCCAGGCTTTCTTCATGTCCTTCAGCACTTCGATCTGGCGCAGGAGCTGTGCTTCCTGCGATCCGAGATCGACGTCCATGCCGGCGCCCTTCAGGCGGGAGGCGATGCCTTGGTCGCGATCCGATCGGCCGAGCTGGTCCATTTCGAACTGGATGTCGCTGCGGAACTCCGTGCGCGCCTTGATGTCGGCAAGCTTGCCGTATTCCGCGGCCTTCTGGCGGATTGAGGCCAGTTCGGCTTCATCGACCTTGGTGCCGTTGCGCGCCGCTTCCTCTTTCACCTGGGCGGTGAGCTGGAAGATCAGGCGCAGCCGTTCGGCCTCGCCGGCCGTCTTGCCGATCAGGGAGATTTCGAGCTGCTCGCTGGCAAGGCTCTGTTCGAGGGCACGGTTGCGCTCAAGCCGGGCGTCCGTAAGGCTCTTCTCGGCCTGCTCGCGCGCTTCCAGCCCTGCATCGTTGATACGAGCCGCACGCCGATCGGCGTTTTCATCAGGATCGACATCGAGGGCGGCGCGGCGCCGGGCGACGTCCGCCAGTTCGGCCGGCGATCGCGCGCGCAGAGCAGCTCGGCGGATCGCGGCCTCTTCCTTGATCCGGTCGATCTCGGCGCTCTGATTGAGGTATCCCGTGCGATCGTCGGCGCCCGGCGAATTGATCAGCGCGCCACGCGAGGACGGACCCTGCATATTGTTGAGGGCTCGCATGGCCGCGATCTTCTCGCGGATCAGGCGAAGTTCTTCCTCGTCTGCCGGCCGGCCGCGTGCCCAGGCGTCGGCCTTCACCTGTTGGGTCAGCTCATATTCCTGCCGCAGCAAGGCCTGTTCCTGTGCGGTCTTGCCAGTGAGAGAAACCTCAAGTTTCTGACGATCGAGCATCTCGTCGAGCGCGCGTGTGCGAGCTGTTCGGGCAGCGATATCGTCTGCGTTCGCTTGATCCACGACAGCTTTACGGGCCGCTGCGATCCGCTGAGACGCTGTTTCGGTCGAGATCTCTTCGCCGGCAAGCTGGATTCGGGTGCGGGCTGCAACGAGGCCCGCGCGGACCTCCGCATTGCGCTCCTTTTGGATCTGGAGATCTAGCTCGGCCACCTGGGCTGCGCGTTGCTCTTCCGGAATCATTGTCTGAAGCGCACGCGTCTTAGCGTCGATCGCGGCTTTAGCTTCGGTGTACCGGTCACCGAGCAGATCGCCGGTATCGATGCCCGCCTGCAGTCCGGTGATGGTGTCGGAAAGCTGCTCGCGCCGGCGCAGGGAAGCATTCGCCGGTGACTGTCGGGCCACAGCATCGGCCGCCGATGCTACCTGACGACGCGCGGCCGAAGCCGCCTCCATCTCTTCGGTGCGCCTGTCGAGTTCGGCGCGTTCGGTCATCACCTTCAGCTGCTCGCGCATATTGGCAAGCCGTTCGGCCGAACCATCATTCTGAAACAACAGATTGCCGGTCTTTCCGCCCTCTCGGTTGATTTGAGCTTCGAGGATGGAACGCAGCTCCTCTTCCGGAGGGCCGGCGATAAGGCGATCCACACCGGCGCCAAGACGATCCATCCCGTTTGAGACAGACGTCGCGAGGCCGTCCCACAAGCGACCGAGTGCCGTAGTGGCCTCACCTGCATCGGCAAGACGGCCGGGGAGAGCATCGAGAAGCACGGCCTGCGCCTCGGCAGTGCGGTTCTGCGCGGCAAGACGCTGAACGTACCGGGCAGTCGAACTGTCGATGAGGTTGAGTTCGCTCGACAGCTTTTCGGCTGCTTTGCCCGGATTGGAGAACATCTCTGCGAGAGCCGCGCCGGCGTCGTCGGCCGAGATCCCCATAGTGGCCGCGAAATCCTTCGAGATCCCGATCAGCCCCTCAAAGTTCTGGTGTCCGATCCGGCCGGTGCGCAGGAACGCCGCTTCCATCGAGCGGGCACTGGACACCGATATGCCAGCGGCCGACGCGCCTGCCTGGGCGGATGCTTCCATCTCGGCCGACGAGCCGGCGACCGCACGGCCGAGGCCGCTTGCTGCCGTCTCGACTTCCTTCTGCGAGGTCAGGTACTGATTGTATGCAACGGCCGCGACAGCAGCGACAGCGGCCGTTCCGCCCATAGCAACGCGCAACGGCGTCATGACAGAGAGCGCTGCCCGGCCGGCATTGCCGATGCCGCCGAAGATGTCGATGATCTGAGGACCCTGCTGGAAAAGGATCATCTGCAGGGGCATGCCGCCAGCGACCGACGTGAAGATGTCGCTCAGCTGATAGTTAAATACGCGCATCTCATGGGCCGCGAGCTTGTAGCTACGGCCCTGCGCCTGAAGCGCCGGATCTGCGCGCTTGATGGCCTCGACCTGTGTGTCGTAGCTGCGCGCGAGCCGATCGGCAGCCGCCGAACTTTCAGCGGACGACAGCACGCCGGCCTGCTCTTCCGCACGGATGACGGCAAGTTGCTTTTCATAGTCCCGCTGGGCGGCAAGAAGAGGGATGTAAGCTGCTCGACGCTTTTCCAACTCTTCAGGTGGAATGCCAGGCGCCGGCGCCGGCCGGTTCGGCACTTGCGGTACGGTTCCCGGTACCGTGGCAGGCGTTGGTGCCGGTGCGGGCTTCGGGAGGCTTCCGGGCACGGCAGAAGGCCGCACGCCGGTTGCGCGTTCGACCTGTTCACGAGCTGCCTTCTCGGCGGCTTCCAGTTCGCGTGCAGCCTGGGCAGCTTTCTTCGACGCCGCTGCATCACGCTCCAGGGCATTGGTGTGCTTGGCGAGTTTTGTGGTGGCGTCATCGACTTCGTTGGTGACGCTTTCGACGGCGCGCTCGGCATCGGCCGTCGCAGCCTTCAACTGCGAGGCATCCCCGGTAAACGCCATGTGAAAACGTGGCAAAGCCATTAATTGCGTACCTTTGCAAACACGTCGAGAGCCTCGGTTTCCATAATCATGAGATCGTCAAAGACAGCGTCGTCGAAGCGGAGGCGGCGCAGAACGACATCGACGCCGGCGTAGTCGAGGCCGAGGTAGGTAAGACCGGCGAGACCGGCGCCGGTCGCGGACCACTGGGTCTGGCAGGCCATCCATGCCCGCCAGCTGTCCTCGGAGAGCGTCCAGACCTCAAACCCCACCGCGTCCTGGTCCTCGATCTCAAGACCTTCGGTCCCGGCGCCCATCTCGTCGAACTGTTCGGCGATGTCTTCATCGACCGTCACCGCCTCTTGGGTATCGGTCTTGCCGCACCGCGCGAGCGCCCAGGCCCGTGCGGCGGCTTTCAGTTTCCCAGGCGAGCGGCTCCGCCGGACAGGCTTTCCGCATAGGCGCGATGGACGCCAATCCGGAACCAGTTCCACCGCAGTGCCTTTTCAAGCGCTTCCGGAGTGAAGATCACGGAACCAGCGTCGTCCTCGACTTCGTCCCAGTTCTTGATGACTTTCCGCATGCCATCGTGCTCGTGCTGCTGCTGTTCCTTGGCCGGCAACTTCGCGATCTCTTCGATGCGGGCGATTTCGCTTTCGATGTCTTCCGGCTCGAACTCGATCTTGAACTGCTGCTTGATGACCTTCCCCGGGTTTTCCGGATCGGGAACGTTGATGATGACCGGCCACCAGTAGCGATACTTATCGACGAGCTTGAATTTCATGATGCTTGGACTTTCGAAGGGGCGTTTAAAGAGGGTTCAAAGGGGTTTTTCGGCCGGCTACCGGACGATGATCTTCAGTTCGTCGAGGCCGGCCAGCGGCGTGACGTCCATACCGAGCGTGTAGTTGATGATGCCGTCCGTCTGACCCTTGGTCGGGGCGTCGATCTCGACCGCCGGCATGACGTGCTCGACGATGTTGCCGGCCACCGCGCCATGGACGATGCCGACCTGACCGGCTTCGCGGGTCTTGGCCTTTTCGATCCAGTTGTTGACCGAAAGGGGCCGCGCCTCGACGACGGCCGAGGCGGTCGCCTTGCGATCGGAGATGATCACGCACTCGTCGCCGATGAGGAAGCGCGGCGTCAGCGTGTTGCCGAGGTTGATCGAGATGCTCTCGGCAACCGCGTCCCAGCCATGGATGGTCACGGACGTGTTGGCGTCCGACACGATGACCGGCTTGATGATGCCGACCTTGGAAACCGCCGGCATGGTCGTGAGGTCGAGGTTTTCGCCAAGAAGCCCCATGACGGTCAGGCGCCAGCGTGGAATGCCCTTCGCATTGAAGCTCGGCGCGATGTTCACGCGGGCGCCGACGATCCCGAAGCGGACCTTGTCGTGCCAGAAGTAGAGCGAGCCGCTGTCCTGATTGTCGTCAACCAGCGTGTACTCGACCTTCTGGCCGGCCGTGATCGTCTCGGCAAAGCCCGCGCACTTGAACAGGTCGCTGTAGATCGGCGCGGTACCGGCAACACCGGAGCCGGCGATTTCAAGATCGCCTTCCACCTGGGAATATCCACCGGCAAACAGGGCGCCCTGGTTGCCGAGGTACGGAAGGATCAGGTCGCGCGGCACCTTGTCGCCCGAGAGCGGCGTGTGCGTGACATTCGATAGGATCAGACGGTTCGCCAGAACCGGTACGGCATCGAGACCATAGGTGGTCTCGCGCTTGAAAAGGAAACCCAGCTTGTTCCAGCGTTGAAAGCCAAGGGACATTATGAGCGGCCTTTCCGGGCAAAGGTCGGCGTTTCGGCATCAGCCGGCGGCGACGTGGTTTCGACGGGTGTCTCGGGCGCGGCCAGTGACGGTTCAACGACGGACGCGGCAATAGCCGCCTCGGCCGGTACCGCCGCCGGCGCTTCCACGTCGGCCGCGCTTTCGCGCTTCCGCTCGACGTTCTCGGTCGGCGCAACGACGCGGGTGAGTTCGCCGGTTGCTGGATCGCGGTGATAGGTGCCGCCCTCGGTCGGGTAGATCGGCTGTTCCTGGTCGGCCATGAGCCTATTGCTCCTCTTCAAAGTAGACGGTCGAAAATGTGTGCTGAAACCAGACCGTGCCGGAGCGCGCCTGCAGGATCTCGCCGGCAACATGCTGAAGCGGATCGCAGTCCTCGATCTCGAAGCCGACAAGCTTGCGCCGGGTCCACTTCTTGATGATCTCCAGATCGTCGCCAGCCGCATCGCCGTCGAAGCCCGACAGGTTCTCCAGAATGATGACCACGCCGATATCGGCTTCGGTGCGCTGGAGGATCGGCCCGCCCATCCGGTTGGTGGGTTCGGACGCCTCCTCGAGCGGAAGCACGAAGGCTGCCGGCATGACGTTCGGGCGGTCCTTCACCTGGGCGTAAGCGGTGGCACCCTCGACCATGGCGAACATCGTGCCGGGTTCCAGGAGACGAGCCTTGATCTCTGCGATCATTGGACGCCTCCCTGTTTTGCGAAGTGATCCTCGACGATCGCCGTGATTTCTTTCCGATCGGCGTCATCGATGCCGAGATAGGGACGCGCCGGCATGACGATCTTGTGCGCGCCGACCTTCACGTCGCGGGCAAAGTTCGATCGGCCGCGCTTGCGGAAGCGCTGGTCGAAGGTGTCGGTCTTCTTGTCGTAGTGCTGGTAGATCGTCTGGTCGCGCTCCGGCATCTCGATCGTGCCGCCGAGATGATGGATGGCCGCGTAGACGACGTTCGTGCCGATCCGGATCTCGTGATCCTCGACCTGACTGAAGATGCTCTGCTCCAGCCGGCGCGTGACGCGCAGGATGTTGTCATAGCCGCGCGGCGCACCATTGATGCGCTTCGCAGCCGTGCGCGGCTTCAGGCGCTTCCAAGGCTTGCCGTCTGGATCGACGCTCTTCTCGAAGCGCCGCTGCGTCGAGGTGACGAGGTAGCCTGCGATCGCGTTCTCGGCATCGAGACGGTTCTCGGTCGCCTTCTCGATCCGATCGAGCGCGTGGAACACCTGCTCGTCATCGACACGGACCTGAATGCCCTTCTTGTCCGCCATCAGAAGTTCCTCAAGCTGTCACGTGTAAAGACACGACCAGGCGCAGACGCCTTGACCGATCCGCCGCCGGCCGGCGCCGGCGCGATGCCCTCGACATCGAGCGTGACGAGGCCCTTTGAGACGTCGCGAAGCCATGTTTCGGCCTGCTTGAAAGCGGCCGTAACGGGGCTGTCCTTGTCGGCCGCTTTGCCGTGCAGGTAGTAGCGGGCGATATCGCAGCACGTCTTCGTCAGGATCTTGGGCACGGACGACAGCGGCAACCGGTAGAGCTTGGCGACATAGCCGTCGATCAGCGCGCCGGCGTCAGCAAGCGCGCGCTCGACCGGCGTGTCGTCGATCGTGGAAGCCGGCCGGTTGACCTTGTCGGTCAATTCGACCAGCTCCTTCGAGCCGAACCGGTCAATCAGATCCTGTTTGGTCGCGTAGGTCATGGATGCCGATCAGAGGAGTTCGGTGACGAGCATCGGCTCATTGAGAATGGCGAGCAGATCATCGGGCAGGAACACGTCGAGCCGATAGACAACACGCTCGGCAGGGTGCGCACGGCCGCCACGTCGGAAACCCGGGACCTTGGAGGTAACCTGCACGTGGCGGGCCCCGCGAGCGATCGCAGCTTCGATCAGCCCAACGTCGATCACAGGCCGCTCGTCGCCGTAGGCAAAATCGACGCCGCCGAGCGAATAGTCCACGACCGGCTCCGCTTCGGCGAACACCGGCCGAGCATCGCCCGGAAGGGTGAAGTCCGGGAACGACGCATGAATGTGATCGAGCACGAGCTGGAGGCTGAGGAGATCCTCGTCGGTCGCTGGCAACGTCAGATCAAACACGACGATATCGACCGGTTCCTCGACCAGCTCCAGAGCCGAGGGGTCGGCGGCCTGCGTCTGGGTCAGCGCCGCATTGAGTGGGACAGCCGTACGCGAGACATCAGCTGCGGAGCCCTCCTCGATATTCAGGATGGTGAGCGGATCGACGCCAGCGACATGGGCGATGGCTCCATCGCCGGCCTGATCACTGTTGAGCGCCGGATGCTCGCCGAGGCCGACGTTCGCCGGTTCGACGACGGGTGCGGCGGCGACGATCGGACGCGTGACCAGATCGGCCGCGAGATCGCCGGGTGCATCATTGTTCACGTTTTCACCAAGGCGCAGCGCATCGGCGGCGCCTACCTCGCGGCTCACGCCGTCGCCGGTCGCGGCCGGCAGGATGACAGCGGCCGGGGCCGTGGTGAGCGCGGTACCAGTCTTCAGGTTCTTCGGAGCCATTTTAGTTTTCCCTTCGGATCTTGCGGAGAGGATCGAGCACCGGTCCCCTCCGAAAAATCCGCCGGCCAGGAGGAGTGGCCGGCGGCATTCCCTGCTCTGGGAGGATCAGGCGAGCAGAGGAACGACCATCACTTCGGCGGTACCGGCCCACTTGTTGGTCTCGCCACCGTTGACCAGCGCGCTCTTGACGATCGCGTTGGCGGCACCTTCCAGCGCCGGCGGCACGACCAGGAGACGGGGATTGAGGTTGAGCGGCCGGCCGTAGTCGCCCTTCATGCTGCCGATCGCCACGCGGGCGGTCTCATAGTTGGCGGCGTTGAGCGTCTGCTTGGAACCCCAGGCCTGCTGCCAGAAGCCGAAACCGACCTGGCACCGTCCGTCGATGCCGTAGATGAATTCCTTACGGAAGAAGACGTTGTCGTCGTCTTCCTTGTCCTTCCGGACGAGGTTCGTGAACGGCTTGCGGCTTTGGAAGATCAGCGGCTTCAGGGGACGCGACACGTCCATGAGGAACCACGGCAGGCCCGAGCCGCCATCGGTGTTGGCAACGGACGTCGGCTTGCCAAGCGCATCGAGCACGACGTGGTCGGTGTCGAAGAAATACTGGCCGTCGTAGCAGAGGCTGGAGAAGCCGAGCTTGAGCAGTTCGAAGATCAACTCGTCGGGGAAGGTCTGCGCGGCATTGCCGAGTTCCTCGAACAGCGGCGCGTAGATCCCGAGGTTGTCATCGTCGAAGTCGTCGCGGTCGACGCCGATCGTGTTCTCGAACGAACGGTTCGTGAGCGTGTAGCCGTGCTTTGCGATGGCATTGATGACGCGGTCGCCAAGCCATTCGCGGAAGCGCGGCGCCTTGCCGAGCCAGCCGTATTCGTTCGTCTTCGTGGTCGAAAGGACGGTCGTGGCGATCTTGTCCTTCAGCGCCGAGGAAGACGCCAATCCGCGCGCGAAGGCGGCATTGAAGCCGACGCCGGCGGACTTGAGGGTCGCGTTGTTGATTTCCATGTGTTGCCCCTTAAGCGAACGTGACCCAGACGCCCTGGTCGTCCACGTCGTGAATTTTGCCGACAACCGAGCGCGTGTTGGTGGCGCTGGTTTTCGCGACGGTCTGGTCATCGACGCCGTAGGCATCGGAACCGATATCGGCGCGGGTGATGAGGTCGGCCGAGGCCGAGTTCTCGTAGCGGAAGGTGCCGAGCAAGGTTTCGGCGACCAGGGCACCGTTGGCGCCGAGCAGGTTGTCCACGGTCCGCTCGTTGCGGGTGACGGCCTTGAGCGTCGCCACAGCCGTAACCGGGACAAGGAAGCCGGCGGCGTTGATGCCCACCATTGCGCCGGCGTAGAGCTTGACGGCGCCACCAACGGGGACGTGGCGCTTGTGACGCTCGCGGCGCGGCGTCATGCGATCGGCGGAAAGAGCCGTCATCGGCCGGCCTCCATGGCTGCCTTGGACTTCAGCATGTCCTCGGCGCTGATGTTCATCTGGCGCATGACGGCGAGATCCGCGTCATCGAGGCCGGCCGTTGCCGAGGAGCCGCCAGACGGCGGCAGTGCGGTGGAGCGCTGGGCCGAGGTCAGCACCGGCGCCTTGCCGAGGAAGGCGTCGAACATCTTCAGATCGGCCTTGTGCAGCGAGATCGCCCAGTCCTTCTGGGCCGGCGTGATTTTGCCGGCGCGCATGGCGGCAGCGACCGCTGTTTCGGCGTCCGTCTCGACCTTGTCCGTGACAAGGCTCTCTACCTTGGCGCTCATCTCCTGGAAGACGGCCATCGGCACGTACTTGGTCGGATCGGCCGCACCAGCGGAATGGGCAGCGGCGAGCACGCCGACGATGGCATCGACGGGAGCATTCTCGGCCTGACCGGCGGCGATCGCGATCTTCTTGCGATCGGCGAAGGCGGACTGAACGGCCGTCATGACCTGTTCCGACTTTGCGTCCTTCGTCAGGCCGGCAGCCGTGGCGATCGCCGTCGAGCTGGTGAGCAGCGAGTTGACGGCGGTTAGCACGTCATCCTCGCTGGTGCCATCGGCGAAGCCGAGGGCAGCGAGCACTCTTTTCATGGGAACCTCTGTTTTGGGGGGCTGGAAGTGGAAAACCGAGTGAGCGGAGATCTCGACCATGTCGAGGTTCGGCACGTTGGTGAGCGCGACGGACTGCAGCGCGAGGATCTCGCCGTCCTTCTTGTGGAAGTAGACGGGCGAAACGTATCGATACTCGCGGCCCTTAATCGCCGAGGCGGCGTTGGCCGTCCACTCGACAAGCCCATAGAGGCCGTCGTCACGCGCCTGGACTTCCTTGACCCATCCCGCCGCCGGCGCTGGCTTGCCGTTCTCTTGGCTGTTCCGGCTCTGGTGTTCGTAATCGACGAGGATGTCCGTGGCGCCGGCGTAGCGGCGGGTCATCTCTGCGATCTGCTCAAGCTTGAGGCGGTCGCCGGCATGGTACGGACCGCGACCGTCGCGGCCCGAAAACGTGCCGGCCGGGATCAGAAGCACCCATGGATGATCGGGAGCAGCGGCCGGAAGATCGGTCGCGTGGGCAGTCAGGAAGGATGCAGCGAGGAGAGCGGCGACGGCGTTTTTCATGACGGGGACATTGCCCCGAAGCAAACGGCCAGACCATTCGCAGCACCTTGCGCATGCCAATGACAGGCATGCTCAGCTCTGCTTAAGACATATCACGAGGAGCAGACCGGACAAGGATCGTTTTTAAAGTCCATTTAAAGCCCCCTGATGGGTAGATCGGGGTTAGGGGCGCCAACCGGCTGTCGTCCGCCGCGAACGCCCTTCTAGGGCCTCCTCATGCCTTTCATCACTCACGCCGATCAATCAGGATCTTCGCGGCATCGTCCTGCAAAAGCCTCGCGACAGCATCGGCGCTTGAGTAGCGATACGACGTCAGAAGCGCAGCACTTCGGGTTGCTGAAATCTCCAACACCGCAACGCGCCAACGACCATCGGGAACCCTGGACATGAACAATGTACTCTGGCCGACCTGGACGACGAGATCGGGTGAGGAACCCATCGACGGCAGGCGGCGATAGTCCTCAATCGTAAGCTCCGGAAACCGCAGACGTTGCTGCTGCATCGTCTCGGCCGGCAGGATCGCCACCCGCACTCCGGCATCCACGCCGTCTGCCGGCGCCTCCGGGATCACCATGACCGGCATGCTGCCTTGCGGATCTTGAACGAACCGTTCGAACGCACTGCTGGACATGCGCTCCTCGACAACCGCCGTCGCCATCTCGCGCGGTGCATCGGCGATCTTCTCGGCGATCGACTGGTTGACCTTCGCTTCATATCCAGCTCGGCCGGGATTGTACGCCCAGCCGGGATCGATGCCGTCAGGGACACGGACGATCTCGCCAGTGCGCTTGTTGACGAAGCTGCGGAATGTGTCTTCCGGCGCTTCGAAGGTCAGCTTCTCGCCATCTGCCAGCAGTCGGTCGATGTCGCGCTGCGAGAGGCTCTGCAGGGTGCAACGGCAGTTCCAGCCACACGGCGGCGCCCAGAGGTTCCAGAAGGGATCGTCGATCGGCAGAACGATGTTATGCCGTGCCCGGTGTGCCGGGCGCGTTCGGTCATCCAGGAGCGCGACGTACCGTAGGAACGGCCGGGACTTGCGGTTGCGTTCAAAGCTCTCCCAGTGCCCCGCCGCATAGGAGACACGCATGTTGGTGTCGAAGATCCTTTGAAGCCGGCGCGTGCTGCCGAGCTGGGCGACAACTGCTTCGCCAACTGAGTTTATCGCGACCTTTCTACCCCACCACCCCTTCTGCTCCAGCGTCGGCCGCAACTCGCTGGCAAACTGTCGCGCGGTCTGGCCTTCCTTCAACGCCTTTTCAAAAGCCGTTTGAATGTCCTGCAAGATATCGAAGCCGGCAGACTTCGCGACGGTGAACATGGTCGCATGTTCTTCCTGCCACGCATCCTGCCAGGAGAAGGTTTCGATCAGGTTGGGCTTGCGCTTCTCGAATGCCGCGATCGCCGCGACGGGCTGCAGTGCCTTCAGCTCGATCGTCATCTCAGCGATCGTCGCTCAGATCGTCATTGCCGAGGCCCGCGAGCCGCGCCGCAAACGCGGCCCGAGCGAGCATGTCCGTCATGGCGCTGACGTCCATCGACTTGTAGCGATCGGCAAGTATATCGCGCACCTCGTTGAGAGAGGCGGCGCCGGCGATCTGCTGTTCGAGCCCCGCGACAATCGGCGACACCATTGCCTCCCATCCATCTTCGCCGAGCAACTCCTCGATGGATTGGTCGATCGCATCCTTCTGGGCCGACGCCGTCGCGCGCTGGGCTGCGATCGCAGTTTTACCTTTCACCGGAACCGGAGGTTCTTCCTTGCCATCGTCGGCGGGTTTTGCTGGCGCGCCGAGCAGCTCCTCGTCTTTACCCGGATCTTCGATGCCGAGCCTGTCGCGAACGATGGACATACCAACTTTGCCGCCCATGCTGACGAACGTCTTGACGTCGGCAAGCCATTTGCTTGTGTCGATCACGTCCGGTCGCCCGATGCGAACCTTCGGATAGGCTTTTTGCTCGCCCTTGTTCAGATCGATGTAAGGCTTGAAGAGATCGCGACGGAGCGTTGCCGCGAGCTGTTTGGCGTCGGATCGCTCGATGTCTTCCTTGGTGCCGTCGTGGACTTTTCCGACCGCATAGCCGCCTGCGATCGCGTCCGTGGTTCCCGTCTGGCCCTGGACGACTTTCGATACCTGCTGGTCAAGCCAGTCGCATCGCTTCAGGTAAAGCTCGTGCGAGCCGGAGATGTCGGCCTTGATGAAATCGACCGTCATGGACGCCGGCACGATCGCGGAATAATCGACACCGATGTTCGCGACGGCGCGGAGGAGCAATTCCTTATCGACCTCAGTTGCGCCTTCGCCCCATTTCCCGATCCTCAGCGGCTGACCATAGGCCTCACAGAAGATCGCCCAATCCTTCTGTGTGAAGCTCTTGAACAGGAACGTCCAGCAGACCGCGCGTGCGATGCCGCCCCGGATTGGCAGGCCGGATTTAACCTTCGCCTGGTGGAATATCCATTTATAGGGCGCAAGCGGTACGTCGCCGCCAACGTCGCGCAACAAGGGCGTCTCGCCGTCTACGTCTGCAAACCGGAACCAGCGCGGGTCACGCCATTTCAGCGCGACCGGCTCCCATTGCCGTTCCGACGTATCCCATATGATTTCCGTGGCCGAGAAACCCTTCCCGATCGCGTCGAGGATATCGATAAGTTCGGTCTGGAACGCATCGCGCTCGATGAAGGCGCGGATCAGATCGGCATTCTCGACGTCTTCAGGCTTGTCGCTCGCTGCTTCGACGGTGATTTCAAGGCCAGAGACTTGCAGCTTTCGCGCCATGAGCACGCCGGCATAGTGAAGGTCGCGTTCCTCCATGTCCTCGGCCAGCGCCAGATAGGCTTCGGGATCGCCGTTGACGCTGGTCCTAAGAAGCCGGCCAAGCTTGGACGGCGTGAGGCCTGACGCCTGATGGTCCGTGTTCGGCCGACGCACGCCCATCATGGTCGGTGCGGCCTGTTCCTTCTTCAGCATCGCCGTGCTGACGGGGTTGCCCCCCTGGTTGATGATCTGGGCCATCAATAAATTCCTCTCGATCGACGCATCCCGCCGAGGCGTGCGGCCGACCCGGCGTCGTCGCCCGATACGGTGTCAAATTTCGAGGCGGCTCGCGGCGCGGCGCGATAGCCGTATTCCATCGCCGGTGTGACTGCCGCCTGAATCGCCAGGGCGAGCCCCCAGAAACGGTCGGCGTGGCCGTCGGCCGTGCGCTCGGCGGTGAAACGAACATTGCCGGCCGCAGTGACCTGTTTTGTGACGGAGCGAAGGTCGGCACGGATCTCCTTATCGAAAGGAATGCGCAGCCGCCGTTCCTCCATGTGGGACCGAACCGGATAGGCCAACACCTCCTTCACACGCGTTGTAAAGGTAACTGCCTCAACGGCCGTCTCCCCATACTTCTTCTGGGCGTCGTCGGCCCAGCCAATGCCAAGACCTGTGGCATCGATGCAGGTACGGACGCATCGCTCCATCCATGGCCAAAGGATCTTCTCCTGATCTGGCTTGCTCATGTTTTTCATGGTCTCGACATGCCGCGTGTAGAGGACGTCGCCGAGCTTCTCGACCACCCAAAGGACCGTCAGATCGTGTTTACGACCAATGTCGATGCCGGCATAAAGCTGCCGGCCTTCGATCGCCCGCCAATCGGTGCCCTGGTCATACTCGCAGGAGGCAATGAGATCGTATTCCAGGAAGGCCGCATCGTCGTCGGCCGGCTGACACATATACTCCTGAAGGAAGCTCTCCTCGTCGGCCGCGCCCGCCTTCACCCAGTCGAAATACTCCGCCTCCGTCATGTCCTGGCGTTCGTCGTCATCCGGCAATGACTGCTGCAATTTGTAGAGAAAGCCGTCGTTGAGCGCGTCTTCGATCGTGACGCGGTGCAGACTGATCTTTTTCGGGTTCTCCTTTTCCCGAGCTTCACGGATGATCTGATTGAAAAAGTTGTGCGAGCCGCGGTGCGTGGAAATCACCTCCATGGCACCACCCCACGTGATGCCCGGATAGGCGATCGACCAGAGTGTGCGCGGATTGGGATGGAGCGCAAATTCGTCGAGCACACGGCCGCCCCGCTTGCCGGCCTGCGCGTCTGGGTTCGAACTCATCGAATGGATGCGCTTGCCGTTGGCAAAGCGCATGACGTAGGCGGTTTGCTTGCCTTCAGGGTCCAACGCCAGCTCACCGAGATCGCGGGCCGCAAGCTCAAGGTTGCCCGACCAGAGCTTGCAGTCTTCCAGAAAGAGGCGTGCCTGGATGTCGTCGCGCGAGGAAACCCACTGATCATTGCGAGCTGTCGCAAGGGCGGTTCGGGCCACCGTCGCGTAGGCCGTCGACCATGACAAACCGATCTGACGGCCCTTTTCCATCAGCTTTAAACGGGAATTATCCAAGACCCATTTCGACTGATAGGGCAGAAAGATCGCCCCCGGATTTGCCGGAACAACGAGCGCCCGACCCACTAGATCACACCAAGACGGCGATTGATCTCGTCCATGGTTTCCTGCGAGATGCCGGTCTTTTCCGCAACGGCGGCAACGGCCTCTGTGACCGCCTTGCCGATCTTGACGCGTGCTTCATCCTCCGCCTTGCGCCGATGTTCCGCCGAATGGCGCTGTGCCACGACGGTTTCCTTATAGGCCTTGGCGAGTTCCATGGCGTTCTTGCTGTCGAGGCCATCGCCATCGAGAAGCTCGTCGATGAGCACCTTCAGAAACTCGCCGAGAACGATATCGTTCTTGCCGATCTCTTCGGGCGTGAGCTTTTCGGCAACCCCGGCATACAGATGACGGCGCTCTTCAAGCTGGGCGGCACGTCTGGAAAGGCGCATTGCGCGTCGATTGAACGCCGATCGGGAAATGGCCCCGACGCCTTTGACTTCGAGCCGGTCGTTCAGTTCGAAAAGAATGTCCGCCTGCGTCCGCCTGCGCTCATTCAGCTGCCCGATAGCCCAGATCACATCGTCCTGGGCTTCCTCCGGCAACTCCTCCAGGCTCGACAGGCGCCCTCGACCGCGACGATCCTGATCCATGTCAACCACCCGAGGTTGGACGTTGAACACCGGCTATGCTGATCACGCCGCGAAGATGAAGCTCTCCCCGCTCGGTCAGCTTCGCGATCTGAATAGACCCTGCCGGGATGATGTCTACGGCGCCCATGTCTTTCAGATAGAGAAATTCCTTCTCGACCCATTCACGCGGCTTGTCGATCAACCAGCCACCCAAAAGGTAGCGCCGCATGGCCTCCGATGTGATCGCCTTGTTCGCCTGCTGATCCAGTTCCTTGAGAATGACCAGCCGTGCCTCTTCCTGCATAATGCGCTGGATACTCATTTCTCAGCCTGCTCCAATAAATATTCCTGCAGACGCACGCTCGTTGCTGCGATCGGCTTTACACGCTCGTCAAGGGTATCCAGACGACCGGAGATTTTTTCCATTGTCAGCTCCAGACGGTGAGCCATATCGCGATCGGGCATGTGCTTCATTTCGCCTTCCAGCGCTTGCGTTCTACGGGCCAGCTCAGTGAGCGACGTTATGAGAACCTTGATCTCTTCGGCCGTGACTTTCCTCAAGACTTCCAGATCGGCATTGGTCTTTTTCGATGGTGCGCTGATCCACATCCAGATCGTTCCCGCGATCGAGATGACGATAGCGATCAATGAAAGCCAGTCACGAAGCTCTGTCATCGATGATACTTTTCGGCCTCATGGAACGTCTGGCATTCGGTGCACCGACGAGCGGATGGCAATACACGACGTCGATCTTCGGGGATCGGATGATTACATGCGATGCAGAGGATCGTTCCGGTCTGCGAGAGCGCGATGCTTGCAGCTGTAACGCTGGCATCGCGCTCCTGTTCAGCTCTTGCCGAAGCAAGCTCGAAAGCGGCTTCAGAACCGATCACGGCACTTGGGCCTCGCCGTGCGAATTGGCGTTCGCGGCATCGACGGGGCGGCTTTCGCGTCCTGTCTCGGCCTTCAGAAGCTTGGCCTGCAGCATCGTCAACTCGGCCGAGAGTGTCGTCAGGTCATCGTCGAGCCGATCAACCTTCGCAGCATACTGCGCGCTCTTTGCCCCCGGCAATGTCGGGAGATTGAGAATATGCGGCTCCAGCAGTTCGCGGATGTCATCCGGCGACGTCTTGCCGAAGCGCTTCAGCGCGTCCGGTACCGAGCGCAAAACATAATCAACACCATCGTCGATCGACCCGCCCGGCTGAAGGAGAAGGCGTGCGCCGTTGGCGAGCGCTGACTGAAGCGCATCCCGATGCTTGGCCTCGACGGTAACGCCAAACCAGCGCTTCGCCATCAGCGAAATTATGGCCAGAAGGCCAAGGATAAGAAAGTCGAACACCTGCGGAAGCAGCTGCGACATGATCAGTTCTTTCATGCGGCAATATCCTCGTTGGGAATGAAGGGCTGAAGCATCGCGGCCGTCTTCTCACCGACGACGCCGTCAACGAGGAGACCGCGAGAGCGCTGGAGGAGTTTGACGGCCGCTTCCGTGCCAGGACCGAAATCGCCATCGATCGTCAGCAGGTAGAAGCCTGCAGCTGCAAGGCCGCGCTGCAACTGATCAACGGCCGACCCTTTGGACCCACGTCGCAGGATCTTCATCGCTGGCGTGTTCTGGTTGGCAGCAATCAGCTGCACCTGCAGCTCGGTGACAACGGACTTTGCCTTGCCGAGCTTCAGGCGACGATCGTCTAGGCCATTGCGGCCGCCGTTCACAACCTTTGTCAGCGCAATCAGGTCATCGCGATCGGCGATGGCATTGAGCTTCTTGGTCGACCAGAAGAAGAACACGGCCCACGCCGCCCACGGGAACTCGGCTACCAGCTCGGGCTGCTCCTCGAAATCCGGGCAACCGGGCTTGATGCCGCGCATCCAGATGGTGAAGCGGTGATAATTGCCACGGCCGGTGAGCTGCAACGGGCATCGACCCTTGAAGCGCTTGCCGTCGCCGGCCTTGACGTTGCCGAGATCCTTCCGGTTCTCGTAAGCCGCGCCCGATGCATATTCCTCAAGCGTGCAGAACCCGTCACATTCATGGGCGACCTGTGCGAGCAGGTGCGCGATGCGCAGGGCAGAGGTCACCTCGAACTCGATCAGCATTTCAGGGAGGATCGCGGCGAAGCCAGCGATGATGGCCTTCTGCTTCTGACCGATCAAACCGGTCGAGCGAGGGACGATAGCGTAAAGAGATTGCGCGTTGAGCGACAACGCGAGCGCTTGTTGTGACATCTAGCAGTATCCGACGGAGTTGCCGGTCTAGCCGGTTGGCTCACATTGGATTTTATGCCGGACAAGTGCCATTCGCATGCTGTTGCGAATGGCACTATAGAAGCGGAAGCTGTGCGGGATCTTCGTGAAGATAATTTCGTACGGTTACGTCAGAAACGCGCAAACGGCGAGCAATTTTGCTTTTGCTAAGTCCTTCCGCCCTAAGTTGGCGCGCAATCCATTGTTTGGCAAGCGGGATGCGGTACGGCCCAAGCCCGATCCGATGGGCAAGGGCCGTTGTCGCGTCGATACCGATGAGCTGACACATCTCGCTGTCTTTCGGGCGCTCAGAAAAAAAGACCGCGCTGCCACCAAAGCTCAGAAGAAACTCGATCGCCAAGTCTTTGCCGAGAACCTCGACGAAGGGCAGAATATTGGATGGCAGCTGATCTGTCATGCATCATCCCTCCCTCTTATCCCGGACACGCCGGCCGAAGGCGTTCATAACAATGATCCATTCCGCCGGTGTGAGACTGCGGCCATCTACGTCCCGACGAAGGATGCCGGCAACGGCGATCCAGAAAGCTTTCTCAATCCGCGCTTCTTTCGGGCCAACAAGGATGACCCATTGCGCCCAGGCAATGCGGTAGCCATCGGCGCGCATCCAGTCGGGTCGCAATTGCCCATCACTCCAATCGACGCCGCCTTCGCGTGCCATCCAGCCCTTCATGGCTTCGACTACCTTACGGGCATCCTCAGCAAACTTGAGCCAGCGGACGTGGTCGATGCCGGTCTGGCGCTTGACGAAGGCAATCAGCGCAGCGTCGTCACGCTCACGGGTGATGCCGAGATTGTAGGCGGCAATCCAGAGCGCCTGCAGCTTTCCGGCATATTTTCCCGACAGCTTCTGCCGTCCGTCCTGGCGGCGCTCGATCGGCTTGAAGCCGATACGGCGAAACTCGGTAATGACCATCTGCCGCTCGGCTTCGGTCATCTCTTTCGTTGATGACTTGCCGGTAATCATCTGGAGTTTGGCGCGGTAGAGATCGTCGTCGAGGCCGAGCTGCTTCTGCGCGATTTTAATGGCTGCGATCGAACTCATTCTTCATCTCCCCGATAGGTGAGCGCCAGTCGGGGAGCAGGCAGGGCCAGTTGTTTGCGCTTTTCAGCCGACTTCGGCTTCGCCGCTTGATCCGCCAGCTTCTGTTTCGCCTGGATGCCCTGCAACTCCCGCAGCAGGTACCCAAGCTCCAAGGGATCGCTGACGGTGACCTCGATCCGAACAACCGAAGCCGCGCCTTTCGTGGACGATGAAAAGGATCTCAGGCGTGATGCATCACTCAGCCAGATCGAACTCATGAGAACCTCTCCCACAATGCTTGGGCGATCACGGTTAGGTTGATGTTTATGAGTTTGTCATCATCGATCTTCTTCACGGCCAACGTGCCGTGAGCCGTCGCCGGCATGATGACGAAGCCCTGCTTCTGGTGCTCTTCGACGAGGCACTCGACAATCGCACTGACGTCCCGGAAGTGTCTCATTCTGTCCACCGCCCGATTAGGAGCTGCTCGGACCGCTCCTGGCCGACACCGCGTGACAGATGCGCATCTGCACCGGCACGCCATCCGGCACCCTCGGCAGCGTCGAACCGCGATTTGTGCTGCTTCAGCTTGACCGATCTGCTCTCAGGGTATCGGCGGTCCCGTTCCTGTTGCGCGAGAGTGGTCGCCTGCTCTGAGATCGTCTCGCTGAACAGTTCGAACAGGCGCAGGCGCAGCCTCCGTACAAGCCCGAGCGTAAAATCGTCCGCTGCCTGCCGCTTCGTCTTGGCCGATCGGCGCCGACGATAGAACTCGCCTGTCCGAAACTTCTTCAGCTCGCTGTCGATCACGGTGTTGCACACGTCGAACAGGTAGACGGCGACGTCCGGCCACGGTTCGGCACCAGTGAACGAAATCTCCCTGCCATTCGGTGTAGTGCTGGTGATCGCGGCCGTGTTGGTTACAGACGCGATCACCGGCCAGAGCCGAGCCCGGATGGATGTGGACGCGCTCTTCGTAAGCTTGCCCTTCTCTATCATCAGCAGCGTATCTTGATCGAGGCCGTGCTCGCGCATGAGTGCTGCAGCTTTTGACGCCGCTTCGATGGCCTCCGCCTCCGCGCAGCCCCGTGACACTGTCCTGTTGAGGAGCGCCTTAATCTTGTTGCGGATCGTCTCGTTGGTCATGCTGCCACCTCTGTTTCAGGATCTTGCGAAGCAGGCTGAGACCGGCGGAAAACCGGTTTAAAAACGTGCGCGTAGGCAAATTCAACGGTCCAGCCGGCCGCTTGTAGCTCTGCCCAGGAGAACGGAATGCCATGCGCTAGAAGCACCTCGACGGCTTCATGCGCTGTCGGGCGATAGGTATGGCCGAGGATCTCACGTTCTGGCGTGCACAGCGCATAGCCTTGCGAGTAGGAATTGACGGGAATGGGAAGGCTCACGACTGCGCCTCCCTTTTCGGTTGGGGTGCGGGGGCGTCTTCGATGGGCAGCGGCGACCAGTGCGTGAATGTGCCACTCGACTCATACGGCGAGTAGACATGCCGACCGTCATGACGTTTCTCATCGATGTCGTCGGTGAAGATATCAAAGGGATCGTCCGGCCAGACGAAATCGTCGAACTCTTCATGCCAGCGCACGATGACGTATCGGTCCCATGTGCCGCCGGGCGCCGGTCCCCGATAGGCAAGGAACCATGTCCCGTCTTTTGGCGCGCTTTCGATAGGATAACGCCCAACCCCATTGTTCTGGGGATCGGGGGTGCTGGCGAGGGCTTCGCGAGCCGCATCGAATACAGGGCCGTCGAGATTGCGAACGCCGTGGCTATCGAACTCGCCTGCATTCTTCATCGCCAGATCGGCCCAGTCGATGATGGCTTGAAGGCGCTCTCGGAATATTTCTTCGTTCACCCGTATATTGTTCTGGGGCGGCGGCGTAAGCTCAATGGTCAGTACCGCCATCTTCTCCCCCGTCGAGCGCCGGAACCTACGCTGCATCTCGACGCGCAGGGCCTCCCACAAGGATGGTTGCAAGAGACCGTCTTCTGGCCTCCAGTAGCAGTCATGGTCTGCTGCGATGCTCACGCACGCTTCCTCGCCAATTCTTTTGAAATCTTCAGGCGACATCGGCAGAGCCCTCCGTGGCGGCGAGGATCGCAAACTTGATTTTGATAAGCATCTGCTCCAGTTCGTCGATCAGCGCGGCGGCATCGCAGAGCGGTTGGCTCATCGTCTCGTTGGCCGACCGGTTGATTTCCTGCTGGGCGTCGAGGAGGCGCTCGATCATGTCGTTGATCTCGTTCGGAGCCGGCATCACATTCGTTTCGGGTAATGGGGTAGTGACTTCTTCATAGGTCGCCTCGAAGATTTCCCTCGCAACGTTCCACTGCTCTCCGGCTGGGCCGGTGCAGATGTAGTCACCAGCCCGAAGGATGTGACGAGCTTCCTTCGTTTCAAGCGCCCATTCCGCATCGGGACGCTTTGATGGGTGGCCGAGGGCTGTTGAGAACACGCCAGACGGTATTTGACCGATGGCTGGAAGAAACTGCTCGGCGGTCACGAGCGCCGTCTTTCGATAGGTCTTAACGGCCATAGTCTGGTGTCTCCCCGCGCTCATGGATCATCATTGCGATGTTGGCGATGTCGATCGGGTCGAGAACTGCGCGCTCGTGGATCTGCTCGAGCAAGAGACTGACCAGGTAATCGATGTGGCAGACTTCTGGGTCATCCCATCCCGTCACGCCTTGCCCGCGCTTCTTGGCGAGTTTGGACTTCATCTTTTCGGCCATCGCGGCGGTAAACCGATCGACGGCAAGATCATCGGGGTGCTGCTCGAATGGAGAAGGGCTGACGAAGTTATCAATCAGCTTCTGCCCGATTGTCGCCTCGTCGCCGCTGCTAAGCACCACGCGGAGTGGGTTTCCTCTAAATCCAGTTACCCGCAAATTCGGTTGGGGTGATGGGCTTGCGGAAATCGGGTCTGTTGCTTTCTGGACTGCCGCGAGCGCTCGCCTGCGGATTTCCATGCCGACGTCATCATCGAACTTCCAGTTAGCTCCCTGCATGAGCTGCACAACTTCAAGAAGCTGAGGGGCGGCGCAAATCAAGCGAGCGTTTGCCTTCGCATCGCCGTCGCTGGTCATGAAGCAAACTCGGTGGTTAGGGCTGCTCCACACGATGATGTTGTCGGCAGGTCCGTCGAAGGTCCAAGGGCCGGGATTCTTGCTGTCGGTCATGCTGCCATCCTACCCAGCGCGTCCAGCAGCTCTTCGGCGCTGGTGACGATGTGGTTCGCCATTAGCGCCATCAGCTCCGGCTCTTCGCCGTCATGCGTCCAGATGATCAGGCGCTTGCCACGGCCAGCAAACCAGCCGCCTTCGAGGTGGGCCGACCGTCCGCAGGGCAGCAACAGGACGCAGGTGTCAGCCCATTCCATGCCGCGAAAGTCGTTCATGTAGCCACGCGCAGCAATCGGATGCGTGGTCAGAAGCTCGCGATACTGCGCGGCTTTCCAGCCTTCCCAGCCCGGATCGATCTCCGACCAAGCGAAGCCAGGGATGCCGTTTGGCGGGTTGCGGAAGTCGTAGACCTCGTGGCCGGCAGCGCGGAGCATGGTGACGGCGTCGGGCTGGAACTTGTTGCGCCAGGACGACGCGAGATAGATGCGGCTCATTTTGCTTCTCCGGATTTTGGGGATTGGATGGCCTCGAAACGGCCGTCTTCAAATTCCTCGCGAGGGCGAACCCAGAGCGAACCATCAGAAAGAGCGCGGTAGATCGCGACCTCCTTCATATCGACTGAGACCATGTCGGTTTCCCGCTCGCCCATATCCACGTAGCGATGAGGGTACGTCCATTCCTCGGACTGCATCTTGCCGAAGCCGATCAGCTCGTATTCGGAACCGCGCTTCTTATGGCGATACAACCCCACCACATCTGTCTGGGGTGCGGGGGTGCGCTTCCTGCAAAACCAGAGAAGCGCGGTAGCGACATCGCCGATGTCGTCTTCGCTCAATGGCGGCAGACGTCGCCAGTTGCGGGCTGCCGTGCCGAGAAAGTCGAGCGCTTCCTCCCGTGAGACGGACTGCAGCGGTGTCGTTGGAAATTGCGCGAAGAGCGCCTTGAGGGCGATCTCCACGGGGTCAGCGGTCTCATCGGCCGTATTGTTGTAGAATGCGGCCTTGAACGTCTCGATGTGCTGTTTCGTGACATTCATCGGACGTTCTCCTTTTCGCCGTTGCTAAGGTCTCGATCCATGCGACGGCGTGCGGCGGCGATCCAGTTGCTGAAGGCGCCATTGATGCCGCCGGTGCAGCTGGCTCGCACGCCCATGATGGTGACGGTGCAGCCGCTCCAGCGTTCCTTGACGCGGACGTTCGGCAGATTTGCCTCAATGGCGCGGCACATATTCTCGATCGCCTCGCGACGAGCCTTGCGGCCCGCCTCGTTGCTGTCGTCGGTCGGCAGCTTGGCCTGCTCGGCCGTGATCACCTGGATGCAGTCGATGAGGTCCATGTCTTTATTCGTGACGTTCATCGAAGCATCTCCTTGATGAAGCAGGCCACGAGGATGACAGCCACGGCCACCAGAAATAGGATCGCAGAGATCCAGAGCGGGGAAAGAACCCACCACCATGACCAGTCGATGTGGCCCGTTAGTTTCAGGCCTATAAACAGAATGGTGAGCAGCCCTGCGAAGCCGATGCCGCCGCCTGAAGATGCATTATTGTTGCTCATGGTTTCGCCCCTCACGCCCGCGCCAGATTGATCGTGACGCTCTGGAAATCGTCCTGGTGCGTTTTGCGAAAGCGGAAATGCAGGTACTCTTTGACCATGACGGTGCGGTCCGCATCCGAGATCGCCTGCATGGCGCGCTGCCAGCGTTCGTCCTCGATGGCGTACTTTTTCAGATCGAGAACCTTCTGACGGTCGATCTTGCCCTTCTTGTCCACCTCGAACGCGCCGAGGACGATGGTGCGCAGATTGACGTCCGCGTTTTCCGACCAGGTGCGCAAGCACTCGTCGATGAGCATCTTCGCCGCCTGGATCTCCGGACCGAAGTCCATGAGCTTGCCGACTTTCATTTCGACGCGCTGGAGATCGTCGAAGGTGCGCAGCATGAAATTGCCACCAGGGCCACCGACCGAGACTTTATATTCCTGCTGGAGAAGCTCCATAAACGCCCCGAGGTCACCTTCCGTATGTCGGCGAAACCGCGTGATCTGCGCCGACAGGTCACGGGCGTAGGCCATGATCTTGCGCACCAGCTCGTCTTGCAGCTGATCCTTCGTCTTGACCATCTCCCAGTCCGTCCAGCGCCCTTCGGCGTCCTGGACGTGGACCCGGCCATTGATCTCGATCTTACCGGCCTCCTGTGTGACGTTGTCGTAAAGCGCTTCCGGGATCAGCCGACCGCGAACGTCCTCGACGTAGCGCTTGCCGTTGACTTCAACGATCGGAAGATCCGGGAGGTCTGCGATGATAACTGCGTCCATTTTTTCAGTCCTTTAAAGGGTGTTTTAAGTGCGGGGAAAAGCGATCACGTTGCCGCCGACGATAGTCGGGCGGGCATTGTGATTGGCGATGGCGGCCTGACGGCTGAGAAGCCGGTTTTCGTCCTCGGCCTCCTCGGCAAGCCTGACGACGGTGTTCATGCTGCGGATGAGGCCGACGACATCATCGCTACTGAAGAACTTGCCGCCGTGGACGAATTCTTTCAGCCGGTCACGGATGGCGATGGCATGATCGGAAGCGTGCGCGCTGACGCGCGAGGCAGACGTATCGCAGTTGGTCATGCGTCTTCTCCATTCAGGGGTTTGATACGGCTGTGCGGGCACCCAGAGCGGCAGCCCTGGTACATCCGCACCGCATTGGCGCTGGCGGTGGAAAACGGCCGTTTCTGCCAAGTCTCGCAGACGTCGCGGCCGATCCCGGTGCTGAGGACCGGGCAGAGGACTTCCTCGGCCATGAGGGCGCCCCGAACGACCTGTTCGACGCGGGTGATATCGCCGAGCTGGTAGCCGTTTGACAGGACGAGGCTGACGGTGGAGCCGGAGTAGCCGAGGCGCTTGCCGACGGCCGCTTGCGTTTCGGCGACGCAGGCCTCGGCGAGGGTGATGATCCAGTCTGGAACCGCTTCGCCCCAGGCGGCACGCGCCTTTTCCACGTGGTTGACTTTCGATCTGATCACGCTTCGACCTCCTCGGCCTCGGCAGGACCGAAGACCTCGCCGCGATTGGGGTCGTAGACGAGCTTGGTACGCAGGATCATCGGCGCCTGCGGGCCGGTGTTCATGCCGGGGTTGAGCCGCCACGTTGCTGCCGTGCCGGGCTTTCCAGCGTCGAGCTTGATCAGGTAGCCGGCCTTGAACAGCATAGTGATGTACGATCGGGCTGTCGCGGCCGAGATCTTCGTTTCGTCTGTCGCACCCCAGCTGATCAGGTCGTGATAGGTGAAGCCGGACCGGCCAGTCGGAGCGCGCATCAAGTTCCACATGCATCGCGTTCCGGGCTGGCTCTCGATGATGCTCCCGTCACGCCGTGCGCGAGGTGCGCGCGACTGGATGATGGTCGGACGATACCGGCTTTCGCGCGCCTTCGCGGCCTGTTCGACAAGCTGAATGACACCGGCCTTCTCCATGCGCCGGATGAAATCGCGGATCGTATTGTCCTGATCGTTGGACGCGGCGAAGATGTCGGCCTGCGAGAACGTCTGACCGGCGCGATGGCGCTCCATGACAACCGACCAGAAATGGTTGTTACCTCGAAGGACGGACTTGCCCTTCTGGACCCGGAGGGAAAGGATGATGGACATCACGCCACCTTCCGATCGCGCCGCGCCGGCAGGCTGCCGCCGGAGAACAGGCCGGAATATTCACCCAGCGTGATGGAGGTGAGACCGCGAGAAGCGGCTTCCGAAGCGATGGCGTGCAGGCTGTTGCCAATGCGGCGCGCGCGACCGTCGCCTTTCGCGCGGCATTGATCCAGAAGATCATCTGCGATCGAGAGGTGGGGATAAAAGGTGCGAGCCAACGCCCTGACGTCTTCGAGGTCGCAGGGCTGGGCAAACTCGCTGACCAGGACAAGGTCGCGGAAGCGGTCGCCAAACTGTTCAAGCTTTGTCGGGAAAAGCTCCTCTCCGATGAGCAAGAACGGAACGCCCGACTTCTTGGCGATCATGCGGACCAGTTCGAACAGGTTGTTGTTGATCAGCTTGTCTGCCTCGTCGATGATAACAGGGCGTTTTGGGTCACGCGCGAGCGCGCCGATGACCTGATCTTCCAGATCTGACAGGGTGCCCTTCGGCTGATAATGCCCGACTTCCGACAGGATCATTTGCATCAGCTTCTTGCGCTTCCAGGTGTCGGAAATTTCGACGTAGATCGCACCCGTCTTGTTCTGGCAGTAGAGTGCCGAGACCGACTTGCCGTAGCCGGAGTAGCCGGCGAACACGCCGAGGTTAGGCTGCACCGGATGGCGGTTCTGCAGCGAGCGGATCATGCCAAGGCATGTCGCGATGTTCTTGAGCGGCGCCGTGTCCCCTGTGGTGCCGGCATTGACATTGTGGATCGTCATATTCATTGTCCCTTTCGTCTACTTTCGTAATGAGGGTCCGGTGGCAGCCGGGCCCTTTTTCGTGGCCGTCACATCCGCAAAGCGGCGTCGAGCCCGAAATCCTTCATGATGTCCCGCATGGTCTGGTAGGTGCTCGACGCCTGGAAGTTCACGAGGCGGATGGCTTCGGCGTCGGAAACGGTGTTGCCCTTGGCGACGATCTCCTCCAGCGAAAGCGCCCATTTGAACATCCGGGCATTCGGAGAGAGCTTGGCGTCCGGGTCGAGCGAGACGACATTTGTCGCGGCCTTGATCTCGGATTCGCGCACGATCGCTGCATGCAGTTCCGCAGCCTTCTCGCTCAACGGACGCGCAGGCGGTGTCCGTGGCCGGTCCATTGCCTCGATCGCGGCGATAAGCTCCGGTGTGACAAGCGGCTCTTCGCGTCGGGGCATCTGGATGACGTTGGCAGTTTCCTGATTGCGTTTCTCCGTTGCTGCTTTCGCGCGCCGGAGCGTCCGCTCGATGCCGGAACCGTTCTTCTGCAGGGCGCGCACGTCCTTTTTGACCGCACGCGTCCTCTCGGCCACCATCTGGTTGAATTCTTCTTTCTTGGCCTTCACGAAGGCCGGCCGATTGATGTTCGAGAACTTCGGGCAGATCGCCTCGTCCAGGAACTCGTGCCCGTCGAGCGAGTAGAGGTAGATCTTGCCCATATCTTCCGGGTCGAGCCGAACGAACACTTCGGTACCGGGCAGGATCGAGCCGCAAAGGTAGTAATCACCGCCGATGGAAACCCCTTGGGCCGTCATCGTGCGCCGGCCGTTCTGGCTGGGTGCAGGCATCAACAGCATGTCGAGCGCACGGACATCGACGCGGCGGATGACTTCCGCGCTCTGTGCCATGGCCTGGGCCGGCGTCAGCCCGAACAAACCGCCATGCTTTTTCTGGTGGTAGACGTGCTCCAGCCAGTCGTCGATCATCACCTGCAGGTCGGCAGCCGTAACGGATGCTTCGAAGCTTTCCAGTTCGGTCTTGCCGAGGCGCAAGGCAAAGGACTTGCGATCCTCGATCGCTTTCCGCTCCGCCACGTTGTGGCCGATGTATCCGGGAAGCTGGGAGAAGAACTTGTGCTGCACCGTCTTGATCGCACGCTCGACGAAAGCCTTTTCCTCCGGCGTGAATGCCGCCGACCGTTCCGCGTCGATGTCGAGGTTGTGGAACAGGCGCTGTGTTTCCTGCGCGACGAAGTCCGACCCGTTATCCGTCTTCACCTTGGTGCAGACGCCCGACTGCAGGACGGCTTTGCGCATCAGAAGGCCAACAGCGGAGGCGCGTGGCGTCTTCGAAACCGTAACGGTCAACCAGCGCGTGGCAACGTCGATGCAGACATAGATCGAATGACGGCCATCGGTCAGCATCGCGTCGGCTGGTGACGCGTCGATCATCCAGAGTTCGTTTGGCTTGACGATCCACGAATAGCTGCCGGTACCGCGCAGCTTGTGGTGCGAGCGGTATTTGTCCGGGTTGTTGATGGCGGTCAGAATGACCTTTTCAGAGACCTTTAAAGCCTTGATGAAGTGCTGCAGCATCCGAAGAGACGGCATGGGTTTGAGCTCGCCAGCCGCATCGACGAGTTCTTCGCCGAACTCGTCCTCGATGTAGCCAAAGATTTCGTCTGCGGCCAAAGCCGGGTTCGTCGCGACCCAAGCGAGAATGAATGCCCGCACGGCGCCACCATTGGCCGTCTCCAGAAGGCCCTTGCCCTTTCGGGCCTTGCTGCGATCGACAGCCAGCGCATCCTTGGCGCCCTTGGCCTTGACCGACTTCCAGCGAAACAGCGAGCGGGTGGAGACGTTGGGAATGATCTCTTTCACCCAGGGCTCGATCATGATCGAGCCCATCTCGTACTTGTCGCAGAACAGCCGGAGGCAAGCCTGCTGATTGAACCGAGATCCCTTGGCGAACAGCTCGTAGGCGGCGATGACGGCGAGCCGCGCGTCACGCTCTTTCGCGGCGCTGTCCGTCATCGACGACGGCGCGGGCTCGGCCTGTGGCACAAGCTTGGGATCGCCGACGACGAGATGGCGCTTTGCATAGGCCAGCTGGGCGAGCGACGGCAGAAGTTTCAGGTGATACTCGTATCCGCCACCGCGCCCAGAGCGCATGCGTGCGAGGTGCGGGTACGAGTTCCAGGACGAACGGTCAGCAAACAACTGAACGCCGCGTTCCGAGGCCGGAAGATCCGGCAGAGCATGTTCGGCGATCTCGCGGGCAGTGAGCCATTCCTTCATGCCGCACCGCCGATCGGAGCGAGACGATAGGAACCAAAGTTCCCGGCTCCCACCGCATTGTGCGGGATCGTCCATCCAAGCTGCTCAATCTTCGGTCGCAACTTTCCAATGTGAATGGCAATGATGTTGGGGCCGTAAAGTGGTCCTCCGTCTGGGTTCTCACTGTAGATGACGTCGAACAGCTGCTCCTTGGTCATGCCGCGTGGATACGCTTCGGCAAGCGCGTGAAGCACCAGGGTCTGAGTGGAACCGTAGAAACGGACGTTTTTCAATCCCGCAGCCGGCAGGGATGAAACGAGGTTCTGACCGCAGCAGGGGCAGGACACGGAATGGCTCATGCCCGTTCCCTTCCAAGTTGAAGAAAACTGATGCTAAGGTTGCAGTCTCGGAGAGCGCAGCAACGCTCTCCGAGACCTGTCATCACCCCGCAGAGACGGTACGAGGAGACGATTGCCATGAAGAAGTCGATGGAAGAACGGATCGAGGCGACCATGAAGAAGGTGCGAGAGGGCGACCCAATCCTTTGGCGCCATCCGCTGGCGGAAGCCACCGTAAGCCTGTTGCAGGACGGCGAGCCGGTCACGGTCGAAAGCCTGATAGAGCGCTTGGAAGTGACCGGAACAAGCCCAGATGTCCTGATACGGGGGGAGGTATCAAAGGCTGCCATTGATCGCCTCCGCCAGATCGTCGTGAAGAATGATTGAGGAGAGAAGCTGGATCGCGGCGGCTTCGTTCTGCCTATAATCCAGTGCATTCAGCGCGGCGGTGACGAGTGCTGCCGCGCTGTCGTCGCCGTTCGAAGCATCAAGAAGCTTGGTAAGAACGACACGGCTCAAAGAGAATGAGTGCTTGGTGAGGTGAGCCATCATCATTCGTCTCCCGCCATTGCGAGAAAGCAGACGGCCACGGCGACACTGGCAAAAACCCAGATGACGGCAATACCCGTCATGACTTCGAACGGGGTAAGGGTCATTGGGCGGCCCTCGCGGCCTGCAGGATGAGCGCGAGCGGCGGCGCAAACACGGAAACCGCTATCGTCACCCATATGATCGCTGCGAGCGCGGCGAGATCCCGCGCGGTGATCGACGTCAATGCTTCGAAAATATCCTTCAACGATTTGCCCTCCATTCGGCATCGGCAGCCTTCTCCTCACGCTCCATCATGTCCCGCATTTCGCGGGCACGCTCGCGGCGTAGAAGGGCCTCGTATTTCTTGGGAACGACGATCAGTCCGGCCTCTTCGAGCAGGACGTTGATGGCGCGCAGGTCACCGGTGACCTGCGCAAGGGCCGAAAGCCGGATCGCCGAGATGGCGTTCTGCTCGCGCGCCTGGCTGGCATAGGCATCCAGCATGGATTTCGAGACAGGCGCCTTCAGCACCTCCGTCATCGCGACGGCGATGGCCTCGCGCGTCAGCTCGCTTTCGTCCATCGTCAGCGCCACGGCCTTCGCCAGCCGGCCGGCCAGCGACCATGCCTTCACGTCCTCGTCATCGAACCGATGAACGACGGGTGCGGGCACAAGATCGCGGAACAGGTCAACGGTGAAGGGATCGCGGCGCCGGGGCAT